AGGCTGTAGCGTCAGGATTCTGAGCTAGGTGGACCAGTGCTCGGCGGGGGTCGCGGAATGCGAAGGCCCATTGCTCGGTCACTGGGAGTCCGAATCCATTAGGGTCGCCAGGATCAGCTGTCGACGCTTGAAGCTCTTCAATCGTTTGCGGCGTAAACAATGTCGTCGGAAGATTGTCATACCCGTCTTGGAATCGGGTTGCAGGGAAGGGCCCGGGGCAGCAGATGCTGGCTGCAATAGCTGCGGCGGTGGCATTGCTTTCTCCGGCAAGGACTTCTCGCAGGGTACGCTGCAACTGCATGGACTCTTTGACGACATGCTGTTTAGCGGCTGTGTGGTCATGTTTCGCTTGGCTCTTGTTCGCGGTGTTCGCTTTCTTTGCTTTATCGCCTTTCTTGGGCATTAGCAAACGGATAGGAATCCGATCCCGCCTGCCATTTGTTTCCGCTGCGCCCCGGGAATGACTCAGTATTTAAGGCCGGCGCAGCGTTCCACCGCAATAACGCGTTAGTTATAGTCGCGGAGGGCCATCGTCACCCACATAGGGTGGAAGGAGAAGGCCTCCACGTCCAGGGAGAGCAAGTGCGACACGAAGGCTCGCACACGCTCTGGTGGCACCGAGTACCACGCGCCGGCTTGCTCATACCAGCGCTCGTCAACAACAGGCACCGCGCGAGCCCGCGGCAAAGGGCGAGCCTCGTGGTGCCACTCCTCCAGCTTGATCGGCACGGACCAGGCGGGATCAGACCGCGCTTTCAGCCAGAGCTTGATCTCATCCGGCCAAACGTACGGGTCCATCGACGCCCAGAGGGACGACATGTGGCGCCTGCACGCCAACTTGTAGTCGACGGTCTTATAGACGACGCGAGGATCCGTCATCAGCTTGGAGATCTTGAGCAGCCGCGACAACAACGGGCCCCAGCACCAGCGCGTCCCGCACGGCCACCAAGTCCCCTTCAAGAAAGAAGGTGGCCAAAGCGTCAGGCCCAGTTCGGAAAGTGGACCTGCCGTGACACGCGCCTTAAGCTCGAAGCCGCACCGTGCGAAGGCGTTCTCGAACCAAGTCTGAAGAGCCTCAGTCTGAGACGCCGCAATCTGCCACTCAACCGGCGCGGAACAGCAGGCCCAAGCCAAGGGACCTGCCACGACCACCGTGTTACCAACAGTTGTGTCAGT